GGCGATCAAAGGCTTCATCAAAAGTAATCATTTTTTCCAGTACTCCTGCCAGAGCAGTGCAATTGTTGAGCAGACGCCTGCGATCCAAAGAATGGGCTTGGCAATCTTGCCGATCAGTTCAAGAACGATGAAAGCCCCCTTAGCAGCGGCAAAGGCTGTGGTGACCTCTTTGGTGTTTTCATCAATGCGATCGACCTTGTCCTCAACTGAGACAAGGCGCTCGTAGATCTCTTTGTGTGTAATTTCTTCAGCCATGCTGCGCCTCACAAGAAGTGGCTAAGGGGGATAAAAAGCTGTCCTATGCCGTGGACTCAAAACACCACAGGCATCGGCGTAAAACTAGTTTCGCTGTCGTCTTCTGGTAATTGCGAACCACCGGCGTAACCAACCGCCCAAAGCTGTCCATCGTCCAGCAGCAGGACAATGCCTTGCTCAGAGCTGCTTCCGTAGGCACAAATATCAACGACTGTGCGATTGCCCGTAAGCATCAGGCTGTTGGCGTTAGTTCTTGTTGTTGTGTCACCAACGCCTAACGCGCCGTTGCCGTTGTAGCCCCACACGCGCACGACACCTGTGGTGAGCAGTGCAGCGCCGAAGTTGTAGCTCCCGTTGCCGCCGTGGATCGCTTTTGTAATGCCCGTACCGCCAAAAGAAATTTGAGTAAACGTCCCTGTATTTGTTGAAGCGGGCGTGACTCCATTACCCCAATAATCTCCGTACCCACAAGCCCAAAGGGTGTTGTCGGTCTTTTTAATGTAAGTAATTGGGTAGTCGTATTGACCTGTGTAAACATCGGACACACCCGTAGCAACAGACTGAACCGGCGTGAATTGATTGGACAACGTGCCGTTGCCTAACTGACCGTAGGAGTTAGTACCCCAGGCATGCAAATTACCTAGGCTATCAACAGCCATCGCATAATTCGGGCCAGCATAGACCGCGCGGATCGTCTTGCCTGACAATGTGCCGCCAGCCCGCAGCGTCGCAATGGTTGCATTAGTTGTGCCACCATCGCCAAGCTGGCCATCACCGTTGTAGCCCCAGGAATACAAAGCACCAGCGCTGGTAATGGCGTAATAAGACGTATAGGCTTCGCGGCCTGACGCAATCTGAGTAACGTTGGCAAGGACTGGCAGCTGAGCAAAACGCGAAGAGTTTGTTGTACTGCCATTACCAAGCTGCCCGTAAGCGTTGTACCCGCAAGAATGTACTGTGCCATCACTACACAGAACAACAGTGCTTAAGACGTTTTGTACGCCGCAAGAAAGCGCGACTTGCGTGACGGTTTTACCGTAGATTGAATTTGCCGCATCAGCGCTTGCATTGAAGGGGACTCGAACAACGGCTGTTGTCCCATTGCCGCACGAGCCGTAATCGTTATTGCCCCAAATCCAGAGTTGACCACTGCTATCAATACAGGCCGCCTGCATGTCATACCAGTAGTACAGCTTTGATGCCCCCGGAAATCCCGGAGGAAACGCTGTGCGTGTGGGGTACGAGCGTGAGTATGTGGTGCCGTCACCAAGGAGATAATAACTTTGCTGTCCCCAGGCACGAACCGAACCGTCGGTCATGATGACACCAAACTTGCGGTAAGAGTTTGGCTGCGTACCAGATGCATTTTCAGGCAGCTTTAGCACCTTGGTCGCCGAGCGTACTTGCGGCGTTGCCCATACAGGTAAGCCACCAGCACCAACCGTGAGTACTTGGCCAGCAGTCCCAGCCGCCAGAGCAACAAGGCCCGAGCCGTTGTTATAAAGTATCTGGCCGCTGCTGTTTGATACACCTGTTGTGCCTTGCGCAAAGATATTCCAGGCAGTAGAGGCATTGGCCGGTGTCACGCCTACCGTGCTGTCCAAAATGCAAACGAAGGTACTTCCCAAGTATGAAACAACATCTTGCTTCATATAAGTCGTTGCGGCGCTATAAGTTGAACGCCATCTGAACGCAACTTTTCCGAGCGATATGGTTGCCATTTAAATTTCCTTTAAAAAATTATGGGTGCCGGAGCAAATCGTGATTGCATTGCTTGATCGCCGCTGGTCCCGTAAGCACCGTAGCCGGTCATCATCACCTGGCCGTCGGACGTTAAACAGTAGAGGCCACCGCCGCCAGCGCCGAAATTAGTGCCAGCTTCAAAATCGATAACAGTTTTATCGATTAACAAATATTTATTGGGGTAGTTCGTTGCGGTGTTGTAGCCATCACCCACCTGGCCATTACCGCCATATCCCCAGACGACTACTTTGCCATCATTGCGAAGTGCGATAGCAGTTGAATAAGAACCGTAGCCGTGCATGCGAAGCTTGGTAATGCCGGTTAAATAAGAATCACCAATCGTGACCCATGTTTGCCGACTTGCGTTTGTGCCTCCAAGACCCTGCCCGTTATAGCCTGTCCATTTCACAGTGCCATCCGTCATTAGGGCAATCATGGTGTTCCAGCCAGCGTTAGCCTGAGCAAATGAAACACCGTCTAAAACCTTGATCGGGTATATGGCGTTGCCCTGATACGCATCGGCAGCGTAAGAGATACCGAACCCATCGTTATAACTGCCAGACAAGTTACCCCAACACCACATTTCACCGTTATCTAGCACTGCGCCATATCGACGTATCGGTGCGGTATTGCCGTCACCGTCATAAACATAGTAAGTTTCACAACCAAAGATTTGCTTGACTGTTTTGTTAAAACCCCAGGGCATCACGGGACGAAATAGTTGATTTGATCCGGTATAGAGCGAGGTATTTGTTTCACCGGCTGTATATAAAACGCCAGTGGTTGTTATTAAAAATGTTGCGGCATATCTCGCAGTTGCGTAGATGTCTTTAATAGGTGTTGTTGCTGTAAACGGTATCAGGTAAGGAACCAGAATATTCGTCGTTGTCCCGTTCCCTAGATTGCCATATCCGTTATATCCCCAGGTGTAGACGCGGCCCACGTTATCCAATAGAAACATCGACGGGCTGCCAGAGTAGGCGTTGCTTTGGAAAATTTTTGTAATGACGGCGGTCGCCCCTAGATCACCGAAGCCGTTTATTTTTGTAGGTATCGCGGTCGCGCCCGTAGTGTTGCGTCCGGACATCCAATCACCCCGGTTTGCCCCGCAGTGCCACACCGCTCCGTTAACGTCTAAGAAATAGGTATCGTTAAAATTCGATACGACTTGCTTGATACGTGGCGTACCTGGCGGAAACGGTACGCGTGTCGGGAAAACATAGTCGTATGCTGGATCACCGCCGTAGATACCCGTTCCAGTTTGACCGCTACTGCGCAATCCCCAAGTCCTGACAGACCCGTCACTCATGATCGCAGCCATGTAATTGTTCGATAATTGATAGCCTGAACACTCCATGCGATCAGTGGTCATCAAATTAGTCGCAATTACGCCGTTGCGCCCACCCATAAAACGAAACTCCATTGAGTCCGTTCCATTGCTGTGCAATACCGTATCTGGGATACCGCTTACTGCAACGTTACCGGTGAGCACTTGGCCCGCTCCAGTGGCCATCTGCTGCCCAAGCGCCAAAGCCACAGGAATGCCGTTTTTAATAACGTAAGCGCCGCCATTCAGGTACACGACATCATTGTCGGTATAGGCAATGTATTGCGAATAAATGCCTTTCCAGCGATAGCCAAGCTTTGCAATATCTATATTCATATTGTGAGCGCCAGTTCATTGTTTTGAATCGAAAAACTTACGTTTTCTGAGATCACCCAACTAATAAAATTTGATGAGACGATTGAGCCTGAGTTTTCTTCACTCAAGAGAATCTCGGTACCGTCTGCTGACAGAGCAAATCCGTAGAACCTTGGGGTCGCTACAGAAGCTGCCAGGTCATAACCTGTTTCAGCATCGTTTACTTTCAATATCTTTAGTCTTTGCCCAATTAGCGAAGACGGAATGTTTTGGGCGCTTACAGACGAGGCCGCTTGAATTGCACTCTGAGCCGCAGCATTTTTACTTGCTAAAGCCTCTGCTGCACTTTGTGCAGATTGTGTTGCACTGGTTGAGGCACTCGTAGCGCTGGTTGTGGCGCTTGTCGCTTTAGTCGTCGCAAGCGTCGCACTTGCCGCGGCCGAGCTTGCACTGGTGCTTGCATTTGTGGCGCTCGTTGCAGCCGTCGTTTGGCTTAAGGCGGCAGCGGTCACGTTTGTATTAACCAGTGCCGCCGTGTCGTTGGTTTCCGACACGAAGGCGCTTAACGCATAGACCAGCGTGAAGGCCTTACGGTTAAATTCTGACGTGCTGTCGGTTGGAAGCGGTGCGGAGGGAAGTGCATTAATAGCCATCAGGTCAAGCCCTCGATTTCAAGTGAACAATCTGATCTCTCGGGATACGAGATCAGGATGTCAAAGTTTTTATAAAACCCGAAAACTGTTGTGGATTCGTACTCGTCAGTTCCAATCCACAAGACGTTGGTCGCGCGAATGTCTGAGAGGAAGTTCTGCAACTGGTCTGTCTCGTATTTCTCAAGAATCAGGTCAAAATTCGCTCGCTTTGCAAAGGCTCTTTGCACAAGTACCG